TATGGAAGATTATTTAGCTGCAAGAAAAGATGTGGTTGGGAAACAAATGAGAACTTATATGGATAGTTATTTTAAATTTGACCCAGAATATTCTGCATTAGATGATGCTGGTAAAAATGCATTTGTTGCAAGATACAATGTTAGAGATGGTGGTATGCCAACAGGTATTATGAGAACGAATAAAGCTGGAGTTATGGAAAGAGACTATAGAGATAAAGGTGGATTTGTACCAGTGGGTATTAAAGAAAAAGCAGATGACGTACCAGCTATGTTATCTAAGAACGAATTTGTAATGACTGCTAACGCTGTTCGAGGAGCGGGTGGCGGCAGTATTGAAAAAGGAGCACAAAGGATGTATGATACAATGAAAAAGTTAGAAAAGAGAGCAGTATAATGAGATATGAATATCAAACAGGCGGTATAACAGAAACAAGAACATTACCACCAGAATACGTAGAGGCATTAGGTAAAACATATGCAGCAGATCTTACAAGACAAGCTGGTATACCTAGTATTACTACAGCAACAACTCAACAACCAGGTGAGACTGCAGAACAGTTTGCACA